CGCCAGTCATCCGGCCAAGTCGCGGGAGCGGTCGTGGTCGTCTTGTCCGCCGTGGCGCTGTTCAGCACCGTCGAGGCGGCGCCGGTATCGGCCGCCTTGGTCGCGCCGGTGTCCGTCGTGGTGGTCGCCGCAGTCGTGGCCGCGGTGGTCGCAGCCGTGGTTGCGGTCGTGTCGGTCGTGGTTGCCGTCTTCTCTTCGGTGGTGGTAGCCGTGGCTTCCTCAGCCATTCGATTTCCCCAGGGTTTCCGCCAGCAGGTCCGCCGGCATGTTCAGCCATTTCACGATTTGCAAACCGACGAGGCGCCGGCCTTCGGCGTGGCAGGTGTCCCGCTCGGATGCGGGGCGGTAGCTCGGCTGGTAGGTCCCGGCCGCCTTCTCGATGATCCAGGCCAGCGCCCGGCGTTGGGCGTGCTCATCCGCCGTCCCGGCTTGCAGGTGGCGCAGCGCGTGCGCCTCGGCCAGCGTGATCGGGATCGGTGCCCAGGACGCATCGGATGGGGCTTTGGCCATCAGGCTGCCACCGGCGTGCCGGCCGCGCCTGGCACCATGCCCGCCTTGGCAAACCCACCTGCCGCGCCGCCCAGGTCCTTGGCCACCGCCGCTGCCTGCCCCATGCCCGCGAGGAGTTGCTCTTGCTGCTGCTGACGGGCTTGCGCATCCGCCATCGCCTGCACCGCCTGCGCGTCGTTGATCCACCCCATCGGCGTGCGGCTGCCCTCCAGCGCGTCGCGATAGGCCGAGGACCAATCGACAACATGAGCACTCTGCGGAGAGACATCGGCCACTTGCGCCAGGAGTTGCTTGGCATTGATCAGCTTCTGGCCCTTTTGGGCATCGATGATCTCCGTGAGGGGGCTTTCGAAGCGGAAGCGGATGTCGGCGCCGCGGATCGATTGCGGGATATCCTGATGCGCGCCGAACGCGCCAGCATGCAGCAGCAGGTCGAATGTCTCGTCGCAAAGCCCGCCGTTGTAGTCCTGCTCCATCGGCTCAAAGAGCGGCAGGGCTTGCCGAATGTATTCCTGCACCCGCTGGCCGACCTCGAAAGCGGTCATTTCCCGCCCGCCGGCCATCTGCGAGAAATTCGGCCCCGTCAGTTTGTTGAGATAGAAGGCGCGCTCCAGCGTCCCCAGCACATCGTTGCGCAGGTCCCGGCCCAGGGCCATCCCGCCCTTGTCCTGCGAGATCGGCCGCAGCACTTCGCCCAGCCGCTCATCGTATTCTTCATCAACCCAGGTCACGCCGCCCGCATACACGGCCAGGTCGGACCGGATCGCGTTCTTCACCGCGACCAGCGGCGGATTGGTGTATTTCTCCCCCGCCTCAAGCAGCGTCAGGGTCATGGCCTGCAAAAGCCGCGCATCGGGCAGCGCCGCCACCGTCGCGGGCGAGTAGGCATACTGCGAGCCCGATACGGTCTGCCACCGGGGGATCACGTAAACCCGGCCCCGGCTGCCCACTTCCTCCAGTATCGTCGCCTCGCCCGTCTCGACATAGATCGAGACCCAGGGCTGATTGATCTTCTTTACGCCATTCAGCGTATAATCCTCGGCCCGCATCATGATGTGCCGAAGCTCGATTTCCTCGTGCGGCGTCTTGTCCGCGATCGTCCGCATCCGACCGGAAATCGTGGCCGGGAACATCTTCACCGCGTCGCGGGCGAAGCACTTCCACTTGCGGTGGACCTCGCACACCTCGCCATCGGCATCCTCGACCCACACCACATCGCGCAGGTGCCAGCAGCGATACAGCAGATCATCTCGGTTGCGGTTCAATTGCGCCGAAAGCACGGCCTGGCCGAAAGTGCCGAAATCATGGTCGCCTTCCTTCGTGGCCCGGATGAACTTTGAGGCCCGGGCATACATCGCCCGGCGCTGCGTCTGCGTCGCCTGTTCCAGCCACCGCTTGCCCTGATTGTCCACCCGGTCCTGCCGGGAGGTTTCGCAGAAGAACCATTCCTTCTCTTTCGGGCGGAGCATGCTGCCTAGCCCGTCGCCCAGCTCGCGCCGCGCCAGCAGCGGGTAGGACGTGGTCAGGTTCTCGGCGAACGTGGTTCCGATGGTCCGGGTGACGGTGAAATCCGCCCGCTCGACGTAGAAATTGGCCGCGACCTCCTGCCACATGGACATGAGCGCCCCACGCTTGCCGAACAGCGTATCGCCTCGCTCGATCAGGGTGCGGGCGTTGGAGTCCATCAGGCCGCCTTCGCGGGCATGTGCGGCACGCAGCCCATGACGTGCTGCATGGTGGTTTTGTCGAAGACCGACACGTGCATGCCCGTCGCAGCCGCGATGCGCTCGCACTTCTCCTTCATCGACGCCACCCAATGCGGGCTATCGAGCCAGGCCCGGCCAACAACGATGGAGACGGTTTCCATCGTCACGCCCCCAGCTTGTCGGCCATGCCGGTCTGATTGAGGATCGTGGACAGCCGCCCGGATCGCTCCGTCGCCTGTGCCGAGGCCTTCTTGTTCGCCCGCGCGGCCGCCGCCGTGTCCATCACTGGCATCAGCGGCGTCGGCGCCGGTGCCGGAGGGGCTGATGCACCACCCATTATCGCGCTCCTCGGGCCTGCTGGCGGCCCATAATCACTTGGGGCTGGCGCCCGTGCAGCCCGCCCACCGGCCGGCCGCGCCCGTCCAGGCCCTGTTCCGCCGCGTTCATCCCGTGCGCCCGCATCCGCTCGAGCGCCCGGTTGCCCTCGGACAGGCACATCACCACCGCATCGCCCTTGCCGGGCGACCGGCCGAGCCGGTCGCGGATGTCGTCCTTGCTTTCCAGCTTGATGCCCTTGGGCGTGATCTCGAACGTCGGCGCGGCCAGGTCGCCACGAAGCTCAGGATCGGGCGGCAGCGCGATTGCCGAGCCGCCTTCCTGGTCTGGATCGAGCTCTTCCATGAAGCGCCACCACGCCTCGGCGCGCTTGTTGTAGAAGCGCAGCATGCCGTCCCTCGTCTTCCGGGTGCTGGCGTTCGCCCCGTTGAAGCCGATGAATGGCACGTCGTTGTCCTTCAGGCGCAAGATGACGCCAGACCCGTAGCCGCCACCTACGTCCACCACCACCGGGCAGCCATGGCGGCGCAGGCCAAGCAGCGTAGCCGCCGACTTGGAGCCGTCCGCCGTCTCTTCGCCCTGTGCGGAAACCATCTCGGCATACCAGCCGCCATGCCGCCGGGCGATTTCCGCCGTGTCCCGGCCGCCGCCGGCGGGGTCCAGCGCCATCGCGCTCATCGGCTCGGCCTTGCCACCGTCCGCCTTCCACCGCGCCTGCGCGGCCACGATCCAATCGGAGGGGATCAACTGCCGCTCGGCGTCCTGCATGCCGGCCGTGAAATCGCCCTTGAGGTATCGTCGCCGCAGGATTTCCGGCAGGGCTTCGAGCCTGTCGGCATAGTCCGTCTTCGCGTAGTCGGGATTGTCGCGCAGGCCAGATCGGATGAACGTGCGGCTGATGGGTGCCACCATCTTGCCGTCGACCTCGACCGGATCGGGCGACTGGTGCCACACGAACTTGCCCTGCATCTTCCGGTCACGCGTGCACCACAGCAGCTTGCCATCCGGGTATGGGTAGAGCGGGTGCGTTGGGTCGATCCACGGCGCGAACCAGCGCGTGATCCACTCGCCTTCGGCCGTGCCCGGCGGATTCGTGGCCAGCACCAGCCGGCACTTCTGGTCCGGGTCCGGCGAGCGCAGCCAGCCGACCAGGAAGTCCACCATGCTCTCAAGGAACTCGCTGGCCTCATCGATGCCGATCAGGTCCTTCGGCTCGCCCTTGTAGCCATACTCATCGCCGGGCCGCTGGCAGCCGCCGAACTGGACCATCTGCCCACCTGGCAGGCGCCAGCGGTTGATGGAGCCGTTGAAGCCGTCCTTGTGGCCGAGGATGCCCTGCATCCGCTCGAACAGGAACGGCACTTCCTTGGCCTGACGACGCAGGATCAGGGACCGCTGGTGGCGCTCGATTGCCAGCCCCAGCACCAGATCCGTGTTGTGTGTCGGGATCATCGCGCGGCCGGCGAGATACAGATGCGACGGGCTGTCCACCGCGATGCACCGCACCGGAACGCTGGCAACAGGCTCACAGCCCACGATGTAGCGATTCGCGTGCGTGCCCCGGAAGCCGCCACGCTTCTGTCGGATCAGCTTGCGCGGCAACCGGAAAGCCGGCCGATCGGTGATGAACTTGAGGTTGAACTTCGGGCCGATCGCGCGGCCATGCAGCTTCGCCACACCCTCGCGCACGGTTGCCTTGATGCCAAGGGATGCCAATAGGTCCGCCATCCCGTCCGCAAGCACGCGCTTGGTGGAGGTGAACCCGCACTGGCCCCGTGTGTCGCAGGTTCCATCAGTGTCCATCAGGCCGTGCAGCAGCGCCAGCCTCTGTTCATCCGACGCGCGCAGGTAGGACGCGGGGATATGCTTGTTGCCCAGCACCCCGAGATTGCGCAGCGCGACCTGCAAGCCGCCGATGCCATACATGAACTTGCCAGCCCACTTGGTCACGCCATGCCCGGCAGCGGCGATGGCATCCACGATCTCCTCGTCGTTCGACGCGATCGCGGCAGACGCCGATGTGCCATCCCCCAGCCACGCCCCCAACACGTAGGGATCGACCGGAAGGGATCGGGCGGCGCAGTCGAGCGCAGCCGCCACCACCACCGAATGATTGAAGCCGCGCCCGTGGTGCAGGGTTGCCGCAATCTCGGCCGTGGTGCGGATGCTTGGCTCGGCCGGCGCCTTGTAGTCGTGCTCCCGCGCGATATTCACCGCCGTGATCGACCGGCTGACCCATGGCTTCTGACTGACTTCCTTCGCCCGCGACGGCCTGGCAGCACGGCGACGTGCCCGCCACTCCGGCGTCAGGCAGAGCGCGCGATTGCGGTCCCTCTGCGTGAGCGTGACCCACTTGTGGTCAGCATCGGCCACGATCTCGGCGCCGTCAGAGAACCGGACACGATAGCATGTCCGATCGAACATGACAGGCGACACCGCGACCACGCGAACCTGTTGGCCAGCCTCATCGAACACCACGGCGCCCGGCGCAATCTCTCCCATCGTGGTCCACCCGTCAGGCGTCGCGATGGGCGTGTCGAGTGCTAGGGCTTTCCCGCCGCCGACCTCGCCGCCATACAGCGTCTGGTCGGCCTCGGTGAAGAATGCCTTGGTCTGCGGCCCTGGGTTCGGCACCCACCGCATCGCGGCCGTCGCGCGCATGACCTCGGCCTCGGCCTCCGCCCGCACCTTGGGCGGAAGGCCGGATAGCCGTGCGATCAGCGCGTC